CTGGGTTATTCTTATCTAAAGGTATTTGAGGTAATTCTGCAATTAGTTGTGTACAGTTCTCAAAAAACTCTATATGAGCTTCTCCCATATCTTCGTCTACTCTTAGAAGTCTGTGCAGTTCATTTTTACCTGCTATGCGACTTCCCTTGGTCCTGTCGGATGGTCTCCATCTACATCCTCGTTGGACCATTGTTTCTGCGATACTTGGTCCTGTTTGACCACGTTGATGCCAACACGATGAGTCAAGGACTCCGTATGTGATATTTTCGTTCCCTGCTTTATGCTCAATATCGAGAATGATGTCTGCGAGCTCTTCAGCAGTTTTCTTACGAACATAGAGTTCTCTATATACGGTAATCTTACCATCAGGTCTAGCAGCCATCCACAAAACAACAGACCAACTACTATAGCCGTAATCACAAGACCGAAATCTTCTCCATGACCTCGGAATGTCATAGGGTTGAACAACGTGTTTATCTCTGGAAAATTCATTAAATGCAGCTCCTTCAGCTATATCCCATGATCCCTCTAAAAGTTGTTTCCGTTGTACTTCTGGTAGAGATAATAGGTTTGCCTCATACTCACCTGACTGAGCTAAATAGGGATTATCCGACAGCTTTGCAGGAATGAATCTACGCTTAAAAAGAGGATTTCCTTCTTTTTCATGTCCTTTCGGCCATATTAAAGTTTTTCCAGATTCTATGTCCGTAGCATCAAATGCTCTATTGAAAGGAGAAGGATCAATAAACATCTTCTTTACCCATATATGACCAGGACCACCTGGATTGCTTGTTGCTCTCATATAAATAGGTATACTTGGATCTGTTGTTCTAAGTCTTGATCTTAAATAGTCCCACGCATAAGGAGTAGGATACTGTGTGAGTTCATCAACCCCAATCCATGTAAATGCTTGTCCTTGATATCGCAGAACGTCTTTATCTTGTTCTAGATATGTAAACCAAATTCTAGCCCCAGAAGGAAATGTCCATAAAGACTTTTTCTCACTCCAATGTGCACCTTTAAATACTTTAGGATACATATCTCGGCTTTTCTGTACCAATTCCCTTAATTCATCATTAGTTCTACGAATTATTAATGCAGAATGGTTTTGATTATCACAATATCTTAAAACGTCTGCTAACAAGGCATAAGATTTACCTCCGCCTGCTGCGCCCCCATATAATACTTCTCTTTCGTTAGATGCCAAAAACTCTGTTTGAGGACCAAAGTTTGGCTTAAAAATTATAGGAGGTTCTTCTTGAACTTCTTCTTCTACAACTTTCAATTTCTTCTCAGCGTGCTTTAGCTGTCGTTTAGCTACTTGCGTTGCTTTCTTTGCGTTTGTAAGCTTCTGCTTCTGCAACGAGATCTTCTTGCGTTTCTTCTGCTGCCTTGGCTTTGGCTTGTCTCCATCTAATACTAGCTGCTCTACTTCTTTTGTCACTTAATTCCTTTTTTGCCATTTTATAAAGGGCTACATGGGATATCTTTCTACCTGTCTTAACTGATAACCACTTTGCTACTTCTCTATAACTAGAACCTTTTAAATATTCTTTTGCTTTATCTAAATACGCTAATTCTAAAGGCACTTGTTCTAATAAGTCTGTAGATCCTTCTACTAACTTCCATCCATACGGTATTGTTGATGAAAGCCTTCTTTTATATGTCGTTTGTTCCTGTGTCTGTTCCATCTTCGTCATCATTCTTTCTCGGCAATAGAAAAATTCCTTGTGGAGCTTTAACTTCGACTTTATCTGTTTTGCTTACGCCTATTCTATCTAATACATCTTTTGCTGCAGCTAATTTATCTCTATTGCCCATTTCTACTGGCTCATCTATAACACCTACAATAGCCATAGCTGCTTTAGGTGCGTTTGCTGCTAAATAATTTTTAGATGCAGATATAATCTCTTCTTCACATCCTTTTAATACATCATTTACTGAAGTGTTCTTAGAGTATTCAGCCATAGTCATAGCTTCTCTATAATTACCTTGTGCTTCATTAAATAATGCACTTATAAACATCTTTTGTTTGGGAGTCAAGTTATCCTCCTATTACTATTTGTTCTACGACAGTTGTTACTGTCAAATCGTCTGAAGCTCCTGCTGTAGCAGTTATTAAGTCTCCTGCTTCAAGCCCCGTAAGGATATCATTTAACCAAAGATACCCACTTGCTGCTATGCTATATGCTCCAGTCAGTGCATAATATGTTGTTGCTGAAGCGTCATACCATTCTAATTTTAATGTTGCTGCATTAGATGCGTCAACATTTCCTGCTATAATCTGTCTTACTATAGACCGATGGTTGGAGGGTACTGTATATACAGTAGTCCTATTTGTAGACGATAATGCTACAGATGATGTTACTAGTAACCCTCCTTGCATCATTAACCTACTAGGTTAGAAATAATAAGAAGTGCTACTAGACCAATACCGATATAAATACCGATCTTTTTATTTCTAGAAGATACTTCTACTACTTCTTTTTTAGGTGCAATCTTAGGTGCAGCCTTCTTTGTTGTTGTTGCTTTAGCTTCTGCCATGCTCAACTCCATAATAGCCTCGTACTCTCTACTTCTTTTTTCCTGATAATACAGCAATTCCAAATACACATTTCTTACCTTTAGGAGAAACGACCTTACCTTTTTTTGCTTTGATAACATCTTCTATGTATCCTCCTTTTTGCATTTTAAGAGCCTTTCCAGAACTCTTTGCATAGTTTTTGGCTTTTGCTATACCTTCAGAAGTATAATCAAAATGTTTTCCACCTACTTTTGGCATAATATCTCCTTATTCAGATTTCTGTTCTTTAGTCTTAATAGTTATATCTAAATCTTTACCTTTAGGTGCAGTTGCAGTCAACGATATTTGTGATGCTGCACATCCTACAAGGGTAAGACCTATAATTGCTATAGTTAATAGTTTTTTCATGTCTATCTCCGTTTCATTTTAAAAAACACTGCTTTTTTACCTGCTCGTTTATTACGAGGAAATGATCTATTAGAAGTACGAGATTTTACTCTTAAATTACTCTTACTATTATTTCTAGGATTTCCATCCTTATGATCTATATCCTTTTTATCTCCCTTTTTAACAACGCCTTTCTTTAAAGCTCTGTTTCTAGCTGTGTTACGAGCAGCTCTTCTTTTCTTTTGTTTAGGTTTAGAGTGATAATTCTTATATTCGCCTTTATAATTTCTCTTAGATTTAGTTTTTACTTTACGAGGCATGACTTCTCATCATATACTTATTATACCACCAAATAAACCCACCTGTCAAGGGAAGTACTGCCATAAACATAACAACATCTCCTTGCATAATATAATGCAAAGAACTATAAGAGAAGAATACTCCTAATATGCATGCTGTTACTTTTAGTACTTCCGTCATTTCTTTTTCTTTTTCTTTTCTTCGTCTTTTTTCTTTTTCTTTTCTTCGTCTTTTTTCTTTTTAGCTTCAAAAACATTTAGGTTTTTATTTTTATTGCGATCCCTTTCTTCTGATGGAAAAACCCCTTTTTCTAACTCTTCAAGTTTCTTTGTTATTCCTTCTGTAGTTGCCTCATATGTGCCTACTGCTCCAAAGGCAACACCTTTTACAAGATCTTTATAGTCTTGATCACTAGTCCAAGATTTCTTTCCGCCTCCACCAGAGCCTTTACCGCCCTTACCGAAGCCTCCTCCTCCTGGAATACCTTTTGTATATGCCATATTATTTTCCTTTTTTGTTTTTATCTTTTTTAACTTCAAATAAACTTTTTTTACCTTTAGGAGAATCTATGTTTTCTTTTTTGTCTCCTGCAAGTAACCTATCAGCCATTGTTTTTGCTGCGAGGTATATTCCTGCACCAACACCTGCAGTACCACCTATAGTAATTGCAGCAGCTTTTCCTAAAGCTGATCTAACAGCTTTTCTATTATCTTTTTTTAAGAGGTATTTTTGTATTTGACTAGAATCCATTTTAGCTAGTTTTTTTTGCTCTCTTTTAGACAATTTAAGTCCGCCTCCTCCGCCAGAGCCTTTACCACCCTTGCCGAAGCCTCCTCCTCCTGGAAATCCTCTTGTTCTTGCCATATTATTTTCCTTTTTTGTTGGGGGTACAAGATAAACCTATACCCCCTTATGCCTACATGTTATGTAAAGATATGTTCTTATACCACGATCTCCTCAGAAAAAAGGATACAAGACGCTTTAGAGGGACATCATTTTTTATCTTTACGAAAAACATGCTTTCTGGCAAACCAATTAGGTACGTCATACTCATTCCAAGGTAACATACCTTCTAAATACATAGCCCTCTCTATCTCTGCTAAACTAGGTGTATAACCCAGTTTTTTTATAAATTCTTCATCTTCTTTAATTACGGCTGATACATAATGCACAGAACTGTGTGGTAATCGTATAGAAACTGGTTGTCCATCGTTCTCAATCAGTGCGTAATAAAATTTCTCTAACAGGTTTACATACATACTTGAATTTACTGTTTTGTCAAGTTTTTTCCGTATCCTACTACGCTTTAACTCACGGACTAGCATTTCCCTGTGAGGATCATCTAAATCCCATGCAATCTCCATTAAAGCATCTAATTCTTTGTCATTCATTACCAGTGTCTCCATACTCCTGCAATAATCACAAAACAGGTTAGCCATGCTACCAGTTTTTCGATAAATCTTATATACAAGCCTATTTTAGCGTGTTTCTGACTTAATACAGCAGTTTTAGGGGTATCTGCATCCGTTTCACCTATTGAATAGTCTATTGCTCTTGCTAATATCTTCTCAAATCTATTATATTGCATCTTTTTTCTCTTTTT